CATAAAAGATCGTTGGAATCTAAAGATCATTAAAGTAGAACCACACGAAGTTAAAAGTTATACGCCAATTGGTATGGCATATGTTATGATGAGAAATGCTAGTTTTGAAAGCAAAGACATCTCATTATCATACAAGTATGCATGTGTCAATACTAGAGATCCTTTTACTGTAGCATGTGAAGAAAATAGTTCTGCATGTATTATAGAATTTCCCGGTCTTACTTTATTAGAAACTCGTCTGTATATACAAGACTGTTTAGACATGGGTAACTTAAGTTATATGGACGGTGGTACAAATACTACTGCGATCAATCCAGGAAGACTAGGTGACCCTGTGGTCAACTATGTGCATTTCCCTGCTCATATGTATCAAACATTACACACGCATCCTTCTCACAGAGTTGGACTAGTCATCAGAGGCAACGGTAAGATAGAATTAGACAACAAAGAATACTATGATATCAATGAAGGAGAGATATTCTTCATGCGTAGAAACTGTTTACATAACTTTATCTGTGAAGATGAAGATGTAGTTGTCTTTGTATGGTCTCCAGACAGTGGCACAGGTCCTACAGACGAAGTTAATCCATTAAAGATCAGGACTTATGTTGGACAGCAAAGATATCACAAGTAAGAAACTCTTAATCATCACAGGACCTCAAGGGTCTGGTAATCATCTGTTCAGTAGACTGTTTAGTTTACATGATGACGTAGGTGGTTGGAAAGAATTACATGACAAGTATTGGGTACCTAGTGACGAAGAAACGTTTGCTGAGTATTGGGTCTATCCAGAACGTTTAAAAGACTTTGACTTCAGTGAACATGACTATTGGGTAGCAAATGTCAGTTGTCCGTTCATGTACGATGGTGTACGTTATGTTCCCAAGATCAAAGAGTTTGCAGATGAATGTATTCGACTAGGCATTGATGTTACTATCGGTATCATCGTTAGAGACAAGAACATTAACGAAGCACAACAACTCAGAGTCAGAAAAGAAGTCACTATGCCTATAGCACTTGACTATTACTATAACAATCTGTTAGACTATGACACGCATTTCTTAGACCATGAAGCATTCTTCTTACATAAAGGGCATTATCTAAAGTATATTAGCAAAGTGTTAGACTTTCCAATTGCACATGACAATCCAGATATGATGAAGTTCATTGATGAAGATGCAAATCACAAGTATGTCAAGTATGTAGAAGAATATTGGCTTGACAAAGAAGTGTTAGACGGTATTAAAACTAAAAAAGAGAGAAACGTATGAAATATATATTTGTAGCAGGTGCCCCAGGTTCTAAGTGGAGCAGTGTGTGTAAAAACATTTACTTCAGTGGGGACATTGATACATCTGATTATAATACAGATAGATTATATTGGCATGATGCTAGTGGAGAAAAAGAATTAATGCATTTGGGTGCATATTTTGATCCAGGTATGGAGTTCGGTGGTTTCTTTGACGAACTATCAAACTATTCAAAAGAAGTTTGTGAAGCAGAGTTTGACAGTCCTTTCGTAGGCGTAGGTGTGCGTATTATTAAGAGTCATGTGTTCGCACATCATATAGATTTTCTTAAAGAGAACTGGCCTAACTGTCCTATTGTTTTAGTTCACAGAGATAATGATGCATGTTTAGGTTGGTGGGTAAAGTGTGGACATTTTGACATCACATACCCTCTATATCATAAATACTACAAGAACTTGAAAAGAATGAGTAAGATCGTAGACAGTCAAAATAAAGATATCTTAGATGCTTGGGAAAGATATGACGGCGTTACTCCAAAAAGCAACACAGAATTAGCAGTTGCATTAGATATTGAAAAACCAAACGATACATATCAACAAGATTATGCATCAAAAGACATTAGAGTAAAAGTAATATGACACAAAGCAGTTGGGAATCATTAAAATTACGAAGCAACTATCATTTTAAAAATGATTGTTTTGACAGCGAATACGATACTGTAGAACAAGTAGGTGTTATACAGATAGGCTGGAATGACAAAGATATTGATGAACTTGTTAAAGGATCGCATAAAGCAACTTGGCGTACAAGAGGCAATCCCAAGAAAGAATCTAAAGTTAGAGGTGAAGAAGAGTTTAAAACAGAAGACTATGACTTAGAAAAGACTGGTTATGGCATTGATTATGTTGTTAGCAATCTTAATTGGGAAGTCCCTCAAAACCTACTAATGATTGCAGATGCATTTGGCTTAGATGACATGATGACTAGAGTTCATGTACAGCATCCTGGTCAAGTATGGAACTTACACATGGACAAGTTAGAGAAATGGAACCCTGAAGACCCAAGCACTGTAGAAAGATATATGATTCAACTAACAGATTGGCAACCTGGACAGTTCTGGGGGTACGGAAACTATAACTTTGCTCATTGGAAAGCAGGAGATGTTACTACATTCAAGTGGCAAGACGTTCCTCACTGTACAGCAAATGCAGGGCATCACCCACGAGTTACTTTACAAGTAACAGGTGTTCGTACTCAAAAATCGATTGATTTTATTAAGAAATTAAGAGCAAACTCTGCTTAATTGCGAATACCACTATTACTTTTAACTACTTCGTCTAGTAAGTCTAGTGGCGCACCCTCTAGTTTAGAATAGTAAAGCAATGCCTTTGTGTCCTTAGGCAAACAATGTCCACCAAAGCCAAACTCGCCATCGGGTCCAGGCACTTGCATGTGAGTATTGCCTACTCTTGGATCACGTTTTAACATATCTGTAAACTGTTCCCATGATGTTTCGGCATGGCTTGATTGATGCAAATGAAACAACTCATTAAAGAATGTTACTTTAGTTGCTAACCAACTGTTGATTGTATATTTGATTAGACTTGCTGATGTCAAGTCTGTCTTAAACGTAGGCACAATTTTAACTTTGCTATGATTGATGTATGCTTGTTCTACTTCAATACAGTCTTGTAAATCTCCACCTAGTATTTGCATATGTGGGTTGATAAATTCTTGTTTGCTATTTGCTTCAGTTAAGAACTCAGGGTTGTATACTAGTCGTAAGTTGCTGTAAAGTGTCTTAAACTGCGTTAGATGATGCGGAGTGATAGTGGATTTGACAACTACGACACCTTTATACTCTAACTTATTTAATTCTGTTAGTACGCCACGTGCAATAGATGTGTCTACATCTAAGTGTGTATCTTGCTGTGGAGTAGGAACGCATACAAATGCAATCTCAGTATCTTCTAAGTCTTCAAGTGTATTGTCAGTAAACTTTGGATCAACTATCACTTGCTCAGTGTCTACACTAAAACCATTTGCTACTGCTGAACCAACAAATCCTGATCCAATGATGCCTAACTTCATACTGTGTCCTTCAGTTTTTCGATTAGGTAGAGGTCTTCGTATTCAGGTTCATCAACATATGTAGGAGCATCTTTTAATGCTTTATCTACTTTCATTTTGATATCCCACAGTCTACGTTTCATGTCTCTGCCAGTCCAACCATCGTTACGAGGATTCTTCATCTCGTATTCAAGTTCCCATATTATGTGTTCTGCTTTTTCACTATGTGGTAGTATCATGTTGTTCCCATTAAATTTGTTACTGTTTATCATAATATTTAATGCGGCAAATGTCAAGCAAAACATTTCCCAAAAGCATTTTTTGATAAATAATACTATGAGAGCCTCACAATTTATCAATGAATCCCCGCTTAAAGACTTAGAAAATAGACTTCCTAAGATTAAAAGCGACCAGTATGATGTAGACGAGAAAGGCAAGATTTATCGCAATGCCAAAAGTGCATCTAAACAAGCACACAAAGCAAGACAAGAACTAACTGCATCTGATCAAATGTTTGATGATGGTTTAAACATCGAAGACGAAGCACAGAAAGGTGCTGATTGGATGGGCGAACGTCTACAGATAGAAAACATGCCTAAAATTGTGATCAGTTATGATACTGAAGAAGCCCAAGAAGGTCATCATACAGGTAGACATGAAATGGGTTCTGATGAAATTTGGGTCTATGGCAACAGAAACTTGATTGATATTATGCGAACTGTATTCCATGAATTGGTCCACATTAGACAAGGTGAAAAGGATTTAATAAAAGCCGGCGATAGTTATCCTGGCTCACCAATTGAAGCGGCGGCTGATATGGTTGCTGGAAAGTATATTAAAATCTATGGCAAAGAGAATCCACACATATTTCAGTAAGTTCACTGAACACCCTCACTCCCTAGGCGAAAGTTATTTTGCCCATTTATGCTACGCCTTATCCTATGGTGTACTTATGATTTGTACCGGATTTGCAGTCATTATTCATGCTGTGTTTCCGTTCTTATTCGTCAATACAGGCGGCGACCTAGCAAGAAATATCTGCAAAGATATCGATAGCAGAAACGGGTAAACGCTCCAAAAAAAAGATTGACTCCGGCCTGTAAGTACTATATACTATGCAGACAATCAAAATTAATTAATAGGAGTGATTATGTCCGGAGCAAAATACTTTAACCCAGAGCAGGTTAATAAATTAAAGCAACTTGTCAATGAAGGTATGGCAGTAATGCAAGAAGTAGAAACACTTAACGGTGGTCTAAGTGATACTGTGAAAGCAATCGCAGAAGAACTTGAGATCAAACCTTCAATTCTTAAAAAAGCAATCAGAGTAGCATACAAAAGTAAACTAACTGATACAAATGCTGACCACGAACAACTAAACGACATCTTGGAGACAGTTGGTAGAACTATTTAATGTCATACGTTGATGCAGTACACGACAAAAGCAATGACAAGATTCATGTTATAGAGCGAACACCAACTGGCGAACGTGAGTTCAAAGAGTATCCTACAAATTACATTATGTACTTTGAGGATAACAAAGGTAAATCGCATAGTATCTATAATGATAGGGTCAGTCGTTTCTCTACTCTAAAGAAGTCAGAGTTTGAGAGGGAAAAACGAATGCATTCAGGTAAGAAATTATTTGAAAGCGATATCAATCCTGTCTTTCGTTGTCTTAGTGAAAACTATCTAAAGATAGATGCTCCTAAACTGCATACATGTTTCTTCGATATTGAAGTAGACTTTGATCCTGCAAAAGGATTCTCTCCTCCGAGTGATCCTTTCAATCCAGTTACTGCTGTCAGTTTATATTTAGACTGGCTTGATCAACTGATATGCTTGGCTGTTCCTCCCTCTCATATGACATATGAGACTGCACAGGAGGCTATCAAAGACTTCCCTGACACAATGTTGTTTAGGACAGAGAAAGAGTTGTTTGATGTATTCTTTACTTTGATCGAAGATGCAGATGTAATGTCTGGTTGGAACTCAGAAGGTTATGATATTCCTTACATGGTCAATCGTGTTACACGTGTGATGTCGAAAGATGACACTCGTAAGTTTTGTCTATTAGGTCAGTTTCCTAAGAAGAGAACATACGAACGATTTGGTAAAGAAGAAGAAACATTCGACTTAGTAGGTCGTATTCATTTAGATTATCTAGCACTCTACAAAAAGTACAACTACGAATCTCGTCATAGTTATAAACTAGATGCGATTGGTGAGTTAGAAGTAGGTGAAAAGAAGACTGAGTACGAAGGGTCACTTGATCAGTTATACAACAAAGACTTTAAGAAGTTCATTGAGTATAACAGACAGGATACTCTACTACTCAAAAAACTAGATGATAAGTTACAGTTCATGGAACTTGCTAATCAGATGGCACATGAAAATACTGTACTACTTCCAACTGTTATGGGTTCTGTGGCTATGATCGAAATGGCTATTATGAACGAAGCACATGAACGAGGGTTTGTTGTTCCAGACAAAAAACGTAATAGAGACGAAGGTTCACAAGGTCAGGCGGCAGGAGCATATGTTATGAATCCCAAGAAAGGATTGCATGACTGGATAGGCTCTATCGATATCAACTCGCTGTATCCTTCAGTGATACGAGCATTGAACATGGCGCCAGAGACTATTGTAGGTCAAGTAAGACAGGCTCTTACTAGTCAGTACATGGATGAAAGAGGACTTGAACTTGCTAAAAAGAAATCTCGTTACAAGAAAGGTGATGCATCAGTAGAAGGTCCCATACTATGGGAGGGTCTGTTTAGTTCATTAGAGTATACTGCTATTCAAAATCAGGAACGTGGCACAATGCTAACGATTGATTATGAAGATGGGCGTTCGGATGACATGAGTGCGGCACAGATATGGAAGATGATTTATGATTCTAATAATCCATATATTCTTAGTGCGAATGGTACAATCTTTAGATCAGATGTTGAGGGTGTGATTCCTGGACTGTTGTCTAAATGGTATTCTGATCGTAAGATTATGCAGGGCAAACTCAGAGAGGCTAAAACAAAAGAAGACATTGAGTATTGGGACAAGAGACAGTTAGTTCGTAAGATTCTACTAAACTCAGCATATGGCGCACTTTTGAATGAGCATTGTCGATTCTATGACAAACGTATAGGACAGTCTGTAACATTGACTGGACG